GGCGCATCGCTGCGCTCAAAGGCGATCTTCTCGCCATCCACGGTGTGAAGCCACAGATCGCCGCCGGTGACAAGCAGGCCGAACTCGCCCGGCGTCGTGAACTCGATCACGTCGCGGCCGACAACCCGCGCGAGAAACACAGACGCGCCGTCCGTATCAACGTAGTCGATCATCACCGCATGCGGCGCGTTGACTTCGATACGAACGGCCCGCGCGTCGCGCTTCTCGAAATTGATCGCCTCACCATCCTTAATCTGTTGCCAGTCATTGATATTCCGCACTTTCTGCATTGTAACTTCCTTTCACCGAAAGAGTTTCTTGAGATAGGCGTACCACGCGCCGACGAGAATAATCCCGACGAGCAAGCTTGCCTCTATTTGTGCCGGCGAAGCGCCTGCGATTGCCTCGCCAACCACAGTCATCGCACAGCGACGCCCAGCTTGACGAGCAGCAGCAGATTAGCCGTCGCGAGAATGATCGCGACCGCCAGCAACATCGCGGTCTTGCCATGCTGCGGCTTTTTCGCCGCGCGCGGCTTACGCGCCTTTTTGGCTTGCGGCTTGTCGCCGTTAGATTCGTGCATCGCCTGCGTCACTGTTCGTTCTCCTGCAAAAGGCCGGCGCTAATGCGCCGGCCTTCGTTACTTACGGTGTCGCGGCGTCTTTGTCGATACGCTCGCGAGGCTGCTGCGCCTCGACCTTTTCATAATCGTCCGAGCTTTCGATCAGCTCGCCGCCAAACACCGTCAGACCACGGATAGCGGCCTCGCCACGCATCAGCAACTCGAAATTGTCGCCCGTCGTTTCGACGAACGGCTTCTGATGCATGGCGGTGCATAGATAGAAGTCCTCCGACAGCACCGGATCGGCTGTCTCCACCGCCCAGATACGCTGCCGATCTTCGTCGAAACTAGCATCTACTTCCGGCCGATAGAACTTGCCGCCGATAGCTGGGATACTCCGTGTCCACTCGTGATTCAGAGGCGCATATCCGAACGTATCGTTCGGCTCCGAATGATCGAGGTCAATGTCTTCGTTCTTGACGATCGCGACCTTCTCCGGATCCAGCGTATCGCGCAGCGCATCCGGGAGCGTATCGACCGACACCGAATAGAGATACGGGTCTTTCTGGCGCTCGAACAGCTGATCGGGCGTCACCTCGACGACCATCATCACGATGCCGCCCATCGGAGCCGGCGGGAGCCGAAACCGCTGTTCGATCATCGTCATCCCGTTAACGACGCTTTCCGTGAGATTCGACCCATCCGTCGCATAGCGCTTGGACATGCCGAACACCGTATTCTGGTCGGCGAGAAGCATGGGCTGCTTCCACGCCTGCTCCGGGACAGTCAGGCCCGACATCAACATGTCGATGATGTAGTCATCATCATGCCCGGTAAACTGCGTTCGCAAACGAGCGAACGCGGCCGTCTTCTTGGCCATCTCGAGATTGGCCAGCGAAAGCGTAATGCCGTCGTTCTGCAGCTCAGCGTAAATGTCGGGAAAATTCGCGGGCGCGAATTCTGCGTTCTGCCGAACGATCAGCTTCGACTGGCCCGCCGCCGGCGTCTCCTGAGCCGACGCGACCGTCCACGAAAACGGATACGTCGTCGTTGTTCCATCACTCTCCGCAGCGGCGGTATCAACGTTTTTCACCGAATTCTGCGAGAGCAGACCGAGGCCCTTGATCGGCAGTCGCGCATTGCCGATCGAAAGCGGGACCGCGCCGTCGATCAGAAGCTGATCGAAATTCGGCACGATATGCGCGAACGTCTGGTGCTGCCAAAACGCTGGCGCCAGCGTGGCATCCAGCCGCTCGCGCAACTCAATCGACGGCGAGCGATTACGCGCGCGAAAGTTCCAAATCTGATTGTATGCCTCGATATAGTCCGTGTTGATCGTCGTGCCCGGCCGCGCGTGCTTGCCCATCGCCTTGAAAATGGCGTTCGCGCCGTGCGCCGGCGCCGTCATCGTCTCGAACCACGGCGTCACCGACCCTCCCTCGACGAGCGGCAGGCCCGCGTAGGATTTATTGATCGCATCCATCCCGTCGAACCGATCAAACGCCGTGCGCGGGACGAAATACGTCAGCGCCCTAGCGTTGACGTTGTTCATCAGCAGCTCGACCGTTTCCTTCATCTCGAACGCGAGCCGGAACATCCCCGAAACGCGATCTTCCCGCAGCAGCGGTATCGCACAGACCGGGATCATCAGCCCCGGCTTGAACGAGGTTAGAACCCGGTGCGTGGACGGCCGCACGGTCCGCTGCATCGGCAGCGGAGTCGTCTTCATACGAGCGTCAGGCGACATCATTCTCATTTGCTTGTCTTCCTTCTGAGTTTTGCAGCGATGGCCGCTGCGGCCTTTCGCACCGCCGCGCAAGCGCGGCAGTGCTTTTTGTTAGCGCGCTTTTTGCGCGCTGTCACGGCCTAGCCCACGACGGGTAGGCGATTGAAGCGGGCATGCCTGCCGGAACGTATGGAACCACCGGCGGCGGCACCCGCTTCTCCGAACCGTCCCAGTTTTTACCGCTCGCGTACGACCGAATACCACCTTCCACCGTATTCCCGGTGAGGTTGTATGCGGCCGTATTGGCGAACTTAATCGCACCGTACGGCCACGACACGAGCTCGCCGAACGTGTCTTCCCACGACTCGGCGTTAGAATAGCCCGGCGGGATTTTCCAACCCCACGCCGGATTAATCGGATTCGTGCTTTCAGCCGTCTTATTGTCCCACAGAACGGGCGACGGCTGTTCATACGCGGGCCAGTATTTATCGTCGCCTTTGTTCGCGTTACCGGCACTCAGCCCGCCGACCACCTTCGCCGTATCCGCGAAGCCGCCCTGTCCGGATACCGGCAGGGTCATCTGATACGCATTGTTGCTAATGCCCATACCTTGCAACGCTTGCGCCTGGAGCAGTTTGGCCATCTGCAGATCATACGACTGTGCGGCTCGCGCCTGCGTCCCGAACGTACTCGCGCCGGCAGACAAGGCGTCGCCAAAGATCGAGAGATTCGATGGCTGAACCGGTATCTGCGTCGGCTGCGCCAACGAATAATCCGGCATCATCAGCTTGAACGCTTCGGCCGCATTATGGCCTCGCGACGTCGTAGTCTGATCCGTGACCGACACGTCTCGGCCTTGCGTATAGGCCGACAGGCCGCCGGCCTGAAGGAACGTGGCCGGATTTACACCATAGCGCTCCGCCGCCGCCATCATCGCATCGACATCAACCCACGAATGCCGGTCCGTCTGCGTACCGCCAACGACCGTGTGGCTCTCTTCGATCGTCAGCAGCTCACGCCCGAGCGCTTCTCGTCGAGCGTTAACCGTATCAAGCTTTTCTTCGTTCAGCGCCCGGATACGCTCATCTTCCATCATCTGCAAGCGGCCTTGCTTGGCAGATGCGTTTTTGCCACCAATTCCGGAGAGCAACTTGCCTCCGAAACTTGCAGCCGTCAGTGCTATCGTCAGCGGGTCCATCTTGTCCCTTTCTGTTGCTTGGCTTTTCGAGCGGGCCTGCGGCCCTTGGCTTACGCGCGCTGCGCGCGCTTGCGTAGGGGACACCCCTACACCCCGACCGCCGCGAGGTTACCGTTTCCGGTCACACCACGGCACGAAGGCCCGGCTTCCGCCGGAGCCCTTGTTATTTTTTGGCCTCTCTTTGCAGCTTACCCGCGCGGCATCTGTGCGCACGTTCCGTGAAGGCTCCGCCTGCAATTGAAGCCGGCTTACGGGTTTAGTTGCTGCTTTGTTGATCGGCCCATTTGTTTTTCGCGCCTTGACTTCTGCGGCGGTGATGACGGTGCGACCGGCACGCAAGCGGTCCGCGCGCCGCGCGTCCGAGATCGGGCTCGCGCCCGGCTTGCTCTGGCGCAAGGTTTGCGCCGACCTGGCGTTCGCTTTCGCTTGCGTATTTGCAAGCGTATCGGCGTAATCGTCCCGGCCTTGAAACGCCGAGAGGTCTAGCTCCAGCAGATCGCGAACGACCCCGCCGATGATACGTTCGCGCGGCTCAGTGAACCCTTCCCGGCGAACGTTTTCCGTCATTCTGAGCCCGCCCCTCGCAGGCTCGCGGCGTGTCTCAGTTGTGCGGCTTGTGTCTCTGTCACGATTGCGTTTCGCCATGCTCTCCGCCCTTGCTCGTCGAACGACCAATACAGCCGCTCTCCCGCCACATCGACATAGAACAGGTTGAGCTTTTCGTCGAACCTTTCTTTCGAGCCATCCGGCGGGAGCATCCACGGCCCCTCACGCATCTGGCGCTTTTCCAGCCGGAGCGGTGGCAGATACGCCACAAGCTTATCGTGGAACTTGTCCACTAAATCCGAGCTCGGCCAGTGCTTACCGGGCCGTTGTTTTGTCCACTCTTCTATATAAAAGCCAATAAACCGCTCTTGAACGAGCGGTGGCATATAGAACACGCGGACATTGCCGTGCTGATCGCGCACGTCTATGAATTTATAAAACGGCTTCTGCGGCGATAACCCTTGCGCTACATAGCGCGCCGCTAATTCGCGAAAGTATTCGCTTCCCAGCATCGGCTTCCGCGACATTGCTACAGCCTTGAGCGCAGACCCATCTGCGCTGTCTTTGTTTATATACTTCATTACGTATCGAACTCCCGCCGCGTCTGCTTCGTCATGCATAACGAAGCCATGCGGCCAATAAGGGTCCGATACGTTTTTGCGAAACTCAACCGCCGGCATTTTGCTGTTCCAAAACAAAAGCGCGTGCCAATGCGCGCGGCCTTTCTTCGAGCCGTATTCGCCTACGGCAAAATACCGGACCACATGGCCGGCATTCCGTAGTGCCTTAATATAGGCTGTTATGTCTGATTTTCGCAGGAACCGGCTTTCCGGCGTGTCGCCGCCCCCGTAGGTGAGCGTCACGACTGTCGCCGCCAAGCTCGATTCCTTTTCGGCAATGCAGCGGCCGGACCAATCATTGATCCGGTTTTCCCTGCATTGCCAACATTGGTGACATGGCGTCCGCAGGCCGTTCGGATGAACTTTCGGGTTAATGCACACTCGCCTTGCTCCACCAAGTCACCAAATGTGTATTTGACCAAGGCCACACATCCCGCTTCCCGCCTATCAAGAATAGGCGGGAAGCGCAAGCGGCTAGGGGTCTAGCCGGTAAGGGAGCTCGCCCCCCTTACGAACCCCATATGTGCGCTTATCGACGCGCCAGCCGGTATCACACGCCCCGTCGTAAATACGGAACGTACCCGGCATGCGGGGATCCGCAAAGCCTCCCCACATGACCGGAACCTGGGCCAGCCGCGCAACGTCGAACCCTATCTCAGCGAACAGCGCCCAGCACCTTGGGTGCAAATCGTCGTGTAGGCAGTGCGCGAACGTTACCGCCGTCCCGTCCAGATAAGGACTCTCCGCCGGCCGCCATGGATCAACGCCCGTCACGTAACGGTGGCGGGCTGTCTTAAGGTCCATAAGACCCAACTGCGGATAAAACGGCATATCCATGCTGTCTAGCCGCCGCAGGAACTTCTGGCAGAAGCGCCGCATCCTATCGTCGCGTTGATCGCCCGCTAGTGTCCACCGGCAATTAGAAAAAGCCGCCGAGGCAAAATACCCCGGCGGCCCCTTCATTGCAGCGGCGGCGCTAGAAAAGCACTTCAACGGCCTTTCTAGTGTCTCGCTCATTTCGTCTCGCCAGCTCCGCCTGCGTCTCCGCCATCACCGCCCGGAGCGCCATTTCCATCCCCGGGCTTGACGTCCGGTTTCGGTTGCGCTCCAGGACCGCCAGCATTGCCCGCAGCCGCAGGCTGTGCGGCAGCAGCGACCGCAGCTGCGAGTCGTCGATCGAGAGCAGCGGCGAGCTGGTCGGCCTGCTGCGCGAGCGCGCGCGACATATTCTGCTGCATAACATACTGCATCCGCTCCAGCTCAGGATTGCGCGCGCGGCGCTCGATCAATTGAGTGATCTTGGGCGCATCGCTGCGCTCAAAGGCGATCTTCTCGCCATCCACGGTGTGAAGCCACAGATCGCCGCCGGTGACAAGCAGGCCGAACTCGCCCGGCGTCGTGAACTCGATCACGTCGCGGCCGA